GTCGATTTCGCCGCCAACGCCCTTGCCGAGCGAAGCGAAAGTGCCTGATTGCTCTTCGACCACAATGACGTCAGACATGTCAGATGTACTAACACGTCGACGAAGTTGTGAAACCTCGCGGTCGAGCTCATTTTTCTCTGCAGTGAGTTTCTGCGTGTGTCGCTTGAGCTTAGCGAGTTGCTCCTTGAGAGCTTTTGTCTCGTCCAAGTCGCCCTTCTTGACGACCTCCAATCCAGTTCTGCGCGCCATGGCCATGAGCGTCTCGAAAGATGTACCTCCGGGACGTGGGACCTTGAACATCGCATTCTTGAATGACACGAAGACCTTGACCTCCACAGATGTGGATGCGCCTGTTGCCGCTTGTAGGGGATTGAGCACCTGTACTCGAAGTTGTCCTAGAACATCTCCAAACACAAGGTCAATAAAACCCTTATGATAGCGGAAGGGTAAAGACATCTCGCCCACGAATCCATTAGCCGGATCCAGGAAAAGATGCTGTACCTGAGTGGCACGAGTGGGGCCATAGATCGCCGCGGCTCCAAGAGAGGCCTTGGGGATCATAGTGGGGACGAAGTACGCCAAGAGGCGCCCCTGATGAAAGCGGGACGCTGTGATTTGCAAGCGCACAAGGCACTCCTCAAAACGCATCCATTGGAAGCGCATAAAAGGTGCCGCGACGATGTCATTCTTGAGCAGGTCCTGGGGCACGTCAGTGGGCGCCGATCCAGTTCCAGAAATGCTGAGCTCAGAGCCAGCGACGTCGGTGAGAGACCACGGAAAGGCACCAACTAGATTCTCGCGAAGAAGCATCTTCTCGAGATCCCAGTCGGTCTCATTCAAGTGGGCCTCCGCGCGATAGGTGTTGGTGTCCGCCCTATACGCGTTGCCGTCAACTGGCTTCTTAATCACAACTTGCTGTTGCTCAGAAAGAGTGACACCCATCTTGGCAGTGACGACGGGTTGAGAGTCATCAATGTTAGCGGGAGTGCCGGTTGTTGCCGTTGTTTGAGTAGTTTGCGGCGCTACTGGTTGAGAGTGTGAAAGTGAATCAGAACTCATGGTGGTCAAATCAAGGCTGTCTGCGATGGTGCCTGCTTCCTCAGAAGCAATAGCAATATTCGAACGTGCAGCAATGAGACGCTCAACCTCCCGATAAAGGGCGGTAGGATCTCGACGCATTGTCTTAGAATAAGTAAACGCGCCGGTGGGATCGACAACCTTTCCGATCTCCAGAAAGGATGAAGCAAGTGGTGCAAAGCTAATGAGATTCGCCCAGGGTGCTGCTGTCTGCATCTTCGAACGATAAAAGTCGAAGGTTTCACGACCGTAGAAGAACAAGTTCCTCAATACGTCGTTACAATTGCTTTCAGTAGCCTCCTGATGGTCGTCACATTTGCGAATCCAGTTGGTTGTTTCAAGACAAGCCTGCAGTTCAAACAGAGGTACGTATCGGTCATACAATACGCCAGTCGTCTGTTTCAGAAATGAGGCATCTTGGACGCGCTTGTGTGACACAAGTTCGCCGCCTTTGGTGGCTGGTGTATAGATCTGGTCATAGCGAGCAAAGAACTCAGCGAGATTAACATTATTGAAAGTCTCGATGAATGCCTGTGCTACTGCAACTCGACTATCGTCTCCTGCATACTTATCGCGGGTATATTTGCGAAAGTAGTAGAGATCGTTGAAAGGAGCTGCTACAATTCCAAGCCAGGCTACGCGCATCATCAATGCATTCAAAAGTGAGTTCAAAACAAAAGTCAAAAACCAACCTGAAGGCATCGCTCCTATTGTCTCAATGAGAATGGTGTAAGTCTCAGAGAAATCGAGCGGATGATTCCAAGTGATGCGCAAATAGCAAAAGACAGAGTGCAACATCAAGATGTAGCGTCTTTTCGAGTCCGGGTGTTCCAGCCACGTGTCATAGAAATAGTCAAAAACACGTGCCAAAGCCATGAAAGCCGCGCTCTTCGCTCGTCCGTCCCAGCCTTTATGATCTCCATCAAGGCAGTACGGTCCGACTTCAAGTTCGCGACGAATCATATCGTTCCATTCCGTAGATGATCGGTCCATACCGAGCGTCGAGAAAGTCTTTCCTCTGGTGCGCTTAAAGAAGGCACAAAACCCTCCAAAGTACATCTTATTTATGAGAAAAGAGACAAGTCCTCCTGCGCAAAACACGCGCGTGAGACCGTCCTGAACCTTCTGGTTTGAGCGACGCTCGTCCTTCAGTGTGACGATGAAGGGGTCGTTTGGCACTGTATCCTCATCAAGGAGCTTAATCCAACGCTGATATTCGGCGTTAGCTTCAGGTCCGAGAGTCAAGTTGCCAGGTTCGCCAAGAATGACGTTCCGCTTTGGTCCCCTCAATTTCGGATCGAGTGAAAAGGGGTAACCAGATGAAGTAGAAAGATCAACGGATTCTACAATTCCGGGAATTCCATTCAGGGCCTCGTGTAGCGACAATGGTCGTCGCAAAGGCTCATTGGACTCAATGTATGAAATCAGCTCAGTAGCTATAGAGTGAACAGCCAACTGAACATGATCCTCATTGTACTGCTTGGTGGAAACGCTGTACTTAGTCAAGTCCTTCATGAGCGGGTCGTGCTTCTTCGATATACGAAGCACGGCAGGTGAGGTGACATGCGGTTGCACTTGGTCGTGAATCAACGACGGGATGAGAGTAGTATTACCCGGCGCATGAATCGGCTTTGTGCACATTGTAACAAACATGTTCTTGTTACACAAACCAACACCATCCTCAAACTGCACAGGACCTTCATGAACGAATTCAGTGTCGCGCGCATAAGTGGCTCGCTGTAGCTCCTTTGGACAGAGCTTAGCAATTCCTTCCTCGAGCTCACCTCGATTAAGAGCAACTCCATAAGACATGTCAGGGTTAGACAAATCACCGTAGGCGTGAAGGCCCACAATGCATGACGAACCTCCCGACTCAGCAAAAATGAGATTACCACAATCTCCGCGTTGGTGGCGAAGAGAATAAGTAATATCAGAGTGTCGAATGCTCTTGGAGCCATTATGAGAAATGGCCTCAACTTCAATACGCATGGCTTTGATCTTAGTCTCATGCATAATGAGTGACATATCGCGCTGGCGACGTGAGACAAATCCGATAGTCTCTCTCTTAGTCAACGGTTCATTTATCACCTTCCTCAAAACGTCGGGGAATGGTGATACTTGCATAGGACAGAGAATGAGAGCCAAGTCCGTGTTCGGCATCATGACAGAAACCGTATCCTTCAATTCAAACTCAAAAACCGCAGTGTCAACAGCTCGATGTGTGTGCACAGTATAAGTGTCACTCAAGTCGAGGAAATGCTTATTGATCAGCAATATCCTTCCCTTGAGAAACAGACCATTCGTAAACAATCCTTTCTCATTGACTATGACAACAGAGTTCTGCATCATTCGCGAAATGTTCGCGTCATCTTGAAAGCCAGACTCCTCAATCACTCCAGAGCTTTGCATGGCCGCTCGCACAAATGGTACGCGCGTAGGGGCCTTTGCAACACCATTTTCGCCGGATTGCGGCTGTGTAGTGGGCCTGCCAAAGAAAAAGTAGCAAGTGGCCATGGCAGCGGCAAAGGCGCCAGCAGCGATGAGAAATGCATCTCCAACCATGCGATATTTGTCGTCGATATAGTCTGACAACGCATAAGTCATGGTGAGAATGCCGAAGAAGCCAAAAGCCGTTCCGAGCGTACCCATCTGCTCTTGCACCGGAATAGCGTCGTGAAACGCTTCCGCCGATGGTCGAGCGACGGGTTGTCGTTCACGGCGAACCTTCTTGCAACTGTTGTAAATGTCCAAGTAGGTGCCACCCTCAGTGGTCTTGACGTGCGAATGATAGAGGAGCTTGTTGAACTTCTCCGAAAGCTGAGACTGTTTCGCGTAATGGTCCACGTAGTCATCAGCCAAAAACTTCTGCAACTCACGAAGAGTGTAGAAATTTGTGCCATCATCCTTCATGCACGCATGAAGTTTTCCGTCAACGCCCGCACGATCGACTCGATATTTTTGTCGATGGGGCTGTTCAATGTCCAGTTGTTCATTCCAATGAATGACGACGCCGAGACGGCGCTGCAGAGCAGTCTTGTCAGCAATT